TCCCTTACACGGTGGGCAGGAATGGGCGATAGAAGTGACGATGCCATCCTTGACAAATATCATATCAAGGGGAATAATACAGCCTTTCATCCAGAAGGAGCGCTGGTCGTCGTCAAATGCGAATACCATACAGTTGAATCCTGAATCAAAGCGCTGTCCCATCATACCTTTGCGTTTTCCTTCAGCAGTCGTCGGGACGGCAGCTTTCAGAACAACGGTCCCAATCTGTACGTACATTCTATCTATATGAGCGAATAAACTCAGACAATCTAAACGGCACGCACGAAATTTTAACTAAATGTCGTGCGCTCATTGCGTAGATTTGGAGAATGCGCCTGTTCTTGGTCATATGTATGCGAAAGCTCAGGCGCATCGCCTAGCAAATGAATATGCTGAAGAACAAACGAAAAATATAATGGGTATTCCGTATATTAGTGAATATACGCGAATTTATAGTGAACGATTTGAGGAGTTGTATATGACATTTCGTTCAACGCATTTAATAGATTTTATTAATAAACTCTACGAGGTTCATACGAATACCCGCAATTTATGCGAGCATCACGGTCTTCTCGTTCAACAGGCGCCTGTAAATTCCACGTAACCGTTAGGGACTATATGTTCATTGAATGGATTGTGACTATTACACACGCACTACTATGTGCTGTGATGGTCATTGGTGTTCTATTTTCTCGCACACGAATCGCCAAGGGTGCGGTTTTGGCAATTTTAACGCTATTGTTTATTGGGATTCGCTTCTTCCGAGGCTGCGCAATGGATAACCTAGAGGTCTGTGAGAATAAACCTACTTTGGCGGATATGGGACTGGCAATATCGGTAAAAGAGTATAAGCAGGCGAGTATTTACGATTTTGAGCAGGCGGTTGTGGGAAACCTCCTCATAATCCATATTATCAAGATTTACGCCTTATCAATCTACCCATTTGATACACTGTTTTAGAAACATTACAGCGCCGAAGGCGATAACCATATTGGGCGCAAGGGGGATAAGGTCTTCCTTAACGGGTTCATGATTTGTACCAAACATATGGTCCAGGACATCGGGTCCGAAGTTGGTACCGACATTTTTATGATGGTCTTTGTGAACCGGCGACCCTATTATACTATAGTTCACGATGTGGACTGAGGTGTACCAGAGAGCATAAAATAGAATTACGCTTGTTGGAATAATCCAAATACCGAGCATACCCTGGAGCCATAGAACGGTGAGACTCATCGCAAGGTCGTTTATCATTTCTAAGCCGAGTTCCACTCGCCGGTCTAGGATTTTGAGGGGCTGATGGTGAAAAATCCAGTGCGTATTTAAGTATCGTAGGGGTCCCTCGGTGGGCAAATAGTGAAGCGCACGATGGAAAAAATAGACCCAAAAATACATGAAGGAGAGTCCGAATATAGCGGCACCTATTGACCGGTCGGGAGTTGTAAGTAGTACAGCGAAGGCACCAGCGGCGAGTATTGTCATTCCATAGGCGTCAATCCAGTCAAGAAGATTCTCTTTACCGAATATGCGGTCCATCCTTACCGAGCGTAGAGATTTCCACGAATGACCAGGTCCGCGTCCGCCTACCAAACCCTAAAAATTGAGTGTCCGGATCACATCGGCGAATTCGGTAAAATTCGGCGAAAAGCGAACAAACCTCGCACCCCTCTTTAGAGACCAATGCCTATCTATTTCTGTGGTACATGTGAATATACGACCGAACAAAAGTCCCGCATGGATGCTCATAGAGCACGTAAGAATCCATGTAAGCCGAAAACGCTGCTAAACGAACTGGTGGAGAAGAAGGTGCGTGAGGTACTCGCTGCGGTGCCTACAGTCCCGCCAACAGTCCCGCCAACAGCCCCGCCAGCAGCCCCCACCGTCCCTATCATCGTAACAAATACAACACCGTTCCTCAAGTGGGTGGGCGGAAAGACACAAATCATTGATGCGGTTCTAAATCTGTTTCCTACGACAATGAAGAATTATCACGAGCCCTTTCTGGGCGGTGGAAGCGTTCTTCTGGCACTGCTATCGCACGTCAAGGCGGGCAAAATTACAATGACCGGTAAGGCGTACGCAAGTGATCTGAATGCGAATATTATTAATCTGTATAAGACGATACAAAGCGACCCTGAGGGACTTATCGCTGAGACACGCGCGCTAATCACGGTCTTTGCGCCACTCAAAGGCACCACAATCAATCGCAAGCCGGCGACGATAGAGGAGGCGCTCACATCACAGGAATCGTATTATTATTGGATTCGCCAGCAGTTTAACGCGCTTCAAGGCGCCGACCGACAGACACCCAAAGCCGCCGCTATGTGTCTTTTCCTCAACAAAACCAATTTCCGTGGTGTATATCGTGACGGACCGCACGGGTTTAACGTCCCTTTCGGTCATTATACAAATCCGACGATTTTCCACGAAGATCATATTCGCCAGGTATCTACACTTATTCGCGATGTGGTCTTTACCGCCCAGCCATTCAGCGACTCACTTACCGAACCCGCTGACGGCGATTTTGTCTATCTCGACCCGCCCTACGCACCAGAGACGACCACCTCTTTTGTTGGATATACAGGTGACGGCTTTGGGCTTGACCATCATACACTGCTCTTCAGAACATGCGCCGAAATGCGGGCAAAAAATGTAAAAATACTGATGAGCAATGCGAATGTGAAATTGGTGAGGGATGCGTTTCTGGCGCCAGCGTTTCAAACACACACGGTTCAGGCAAGGCGAGCAATTCATTCAAAGAAGCCGGAATCAACGACGACTGAAGTACTGATTACAAATTGAGGGGTACATACTCCTCCACAAACGTCTTGCGCAGGTAAAAGGCGCGCGATGTGGAGCCGTGTCCTGCGCCCTTCGTGCGGTTCTGGAGATATGTGCCCGTGGCTGATTGGAGTATATTTTCGGTGAGGAACTTGTTGCGAATACTGGTGTAGTCCTTCTCAAGTTCGCCGTAGATACCTATATAGGCATCTTGCGCAGCGTCGATGAGGACAGGCGTTAAGAACTGGATATTGTCGCCGTCCCGCAAATAGGGCACAATGAGCACGCGCTTCAGTTTCGTGAAGCACTTAGACGCCTTAAAGTCATTCGCTTTGAGGTCGTCCTGGTTAAGCATTGTGACGGCGATTGTCTCTTTTGGTACCAGCTTACCGCTCTTGTGGCGGACAACAGGAACTGTTTTGAGCTCTCCGTCAGAGCAGTCAAGACAGTTTGAGGTTTGAGGTATGCCTGTCATCATCTCGAGGAGGAGACCAGGCTTACCCTTATTTTTGGTGACGGGGCAGCAGTGCTGCTTGCCGAGGAGGGAAAGGATTTTTGTATGAATATCTGCGAGCTTGAGGGACGACATTGTGTTGTGTACAGAGAGGCAAAAATCCACTCTCTGGAGTGTTCATATATCAATTTTTTCATACATGCTTACGCAACCCGCTGCCACACCTGGTTGTGCCCCACTGCCACAATATGCTGGACCCCAAACGCCGGCGTCAGATACTCCTTCGCCGCCCGTGATACATCAGGATGACCCAGGAACTGTCCATAGGGCTTCTCAATATAGAGCGAGGAGTCGTCCATAACGAAGTAGCCACCGACTTTGACCAGCGGTAAATACGCCTTAATATCCTCCACAACCACCTCGTAATCGTGGCAGCCGTCAATGAAGACGCAGTCGTAGGGACCGTCCGCAGCTACGTCACGTAGAATCGCCGGATCCTGCGATAATCCAATATGAAGCTTCAACGAATCCGCCCCTACGCCGCACTTACCCAGAGCTCCATAGATATCACCAAAGTAATTGGATTCATCGTAGCGCGAGTACTTATCGCCAATATTACACAGAGGAGTAACACCGTGGAGTTTAACCGAACGTCCAGCACGCTGAGCGCACAGTCCGACGAGCCCCAGAACACGCCCCTTATAGACGCCCACCTCTAGAAACTTAAAGCCCTCCGCCGGCATCGCATCCACGAGCAGCTTCCAGTTCCAAGCAAACGCCAGCTCGCCGAACCCCTCGCATGCCTCAAACGCCCGCAAAAGTGCCGAGTCGCCCCGTGCCGCCGACTCAAAGACTGTATATACGAAGCGATTGCGGTCATCTGGCGACAAAAGTGGATACATAAGTCGCACCTCGTCCATCGTATTCATCCTAATTATTGTTAGATATCCCAGGACGTCTTTAACCCGCCATCAATAATCTAGTACTCCAATAGGATGGCGAAGAGAGCCGATTTTTCATATTTACTGACCCTACTTGCTGTTGGAGTAGGGATTGTTATAGTCTATGCTATTTATAAGCATATAGACTCACGTAAATCTCCTAATATAGATACGATTCACGTGATTAATTTGGACCGTGATGTGAAGCGGTGGGAGTCTATTCAGAAGCAAGCTGCTTCATTAGGTCTCACTGTAAATCGTTTCCGAGGAATATACGGTAAGGATATTCCTTACAACCAGATGCGCACGCACGGTGTAGGCAATGCGATGGTGCGTGCGGACCGTAATGACCATAAGGGCGAGAAGTTACATAATTTAGGCGTGGTCGGTTGTTATTTATCACATCGTGGGCTCATAGAGCATCTAGGAACAATGAACGTCCCCGATTCTTACGGACATCTCATTTTAGAGGACGACGTAAATTTTCCAAAGGATTTTCTACAGCCTGGCGGTTCATGGGAAACCCTCAGCCGTCAAATACCGGCAGATTGGGATATGATTTGGCTTCGTATGTGGAAACCTTACGGCAACGACGTCGCTTCTGGAATTATAAAACTCAAATCGGATCCTCGTATCCGCGTGAATCTCGGCACGTTTGCGTACGTTGTACGCCACGGTGCTATTCACGGCAAGGTTCTCCCTTCTCTTAAGTATATGAATGATGCGTTTGATGAGCAGATAAATCAGCACTTTGACGAGTGGAATTGTTATGTGCTACATCCTGGTATTATTGATATTAATGATGAGTTACAGGCAGACTCCGCAATCAATGCTATTAATGTTGTTCCAAAAGAAACGAAGGTATAAGTAGAAATGAACGCCCCCTTTACACCCCTACGCAAACGCCCAACGACCCTGGAACTTCCAACAAATAATATGATGCGGTCCAATAGCCCTACGGCATATAGCCCCGTAGAATCGGTGTCGCTCAACGCATTCAAGCCGAATTTTAAGCCT